CCCGGACACTCTTGGGCGGATTATTGCTCCCATAACGCTCACCGCCTACGCTCTACGGTGCGGGGTGGTGTTCCCCGTTACCTCGGTGTTGGCATATGAACCGGCTCCAACTTCACGCCGATTCACTTAGCTTCCACCGATTTTGCCCGGTTTTGTTTCGGCACAACCTTCGTTTACCGAAAATCGCAACCCCCAAGGCGTTTCGCTTCGTTTCATCATCCACGTTCATCAACGCTTTGGCGACCTGTTGCATGGCTTGTTTCCCTTTGTCACCGCCGGCCGCAACGGCCTGCCCCCATGCCTGCAACTGCTTCGCCGAAATGCCCGTTCCTTTCAAGAGTTCAGCAGTCGTTTCGTCAATTCCTTGGCCGAACTCCGCAAGGCGAATGCGGCCTTCCTTGAGACCGTCAAGCAGGTTGTCGATGTTCCACGTTCCCGTTTCGACCCCTGCGGCGAAAATTGCTTGAATTTCGTTCGCTTCAAACCCAGCTCGTTGCAATTGTTGGCCGTATTCCGAAATGATGTCGAGTTGTTCGGGCGGGAAGCCAACACGTAGCAAGGCGTTGACGAGTTCAATCGCTTGCTGATCCGACATTTCAAGTTCGCTGCCAATTTCGTTCACTTCCTGAATAAGCTCCGTAAAGTCGATTCCCGAATATGCGGCCGCAATCGCTCCGGCTCCCTCGACAATCTTTCGGTTTGCGGCGTCACTCGCATCCGCGTTTAGCGCAAATTGACGCCGTACGCCTTCTAGGGCGCTTTCCGCGTCAATGCCGTACGCTTTGACCGTGTTTGTCGCTTCTTTGACCGTTTGAATGGACTCTGGCGGAACATCGAAGGATACGCGAATTTTCGTTTCCGTGTTTACGCTCTCTAACGCTTTCCCGACAACCGCTGAAATGCCTGCGCCTGTCGCCATACCGGACAGGACAGGCTCGAAATTAATGTCTTTCAGCGATTTCTGCGTATTCTCCGCTTCGTCTTGTAGTTTCTTGAGTTCGCCCCTTGCCTGAGACGTATCCACTTTCGGGGAGGGCATGGAACGGATGGCTTGAGTGAGTTCTCGAATTGCCCCTTCCAGTCGGACAATAGGAGACATGTCGGCTTGAATGTCCAAGTCCGGCACCGATTCGATGGCACTTTCAACCGATTGGAACGCCTTTTCCGCGTTTCGGGTGACGCGGTTCAAAATACCGGACACTTCATCTACACCGGAAATGGCAATTTGAACGACTTGTTCCGCCATGCATCATCTCCCCTTTCGTAAACGCACTCGCGAAGGGAGCTTTCTACGCAGTTTCTCCGCTTCTTTTTGGCGTTCTTTTTGAATCTTGTTATGGTGTGCAATCAGCACTTCTTGTTGCAAGGGCGTCATGTAAGGAATGTCGAGTGGCGAAACGCCACACTCTTTCACGAGAAAATAAAAATTCCTTCCTTCACGACTGAAGAAAGGAATCATCATCGTTTTCCACCGCTTCTTGAACTTGTTGTTTGTTCCCGATGCCCGTGATCTCGTAAATTCGGTTGGCGATTTCATCAACCAACTTCGGCGGGAACTCGTTTTCCACTACTTGTTCTGTAATCATCGGGTCAACCGTCCCGTATGCCACGGCTTTGATTGCCGCCCGTTTCCGGCCGCGCAGGTTGGCTTTTGTATCGAATTGAAGTGTTTGTGCCACCTTGCCTTTCAGTGTTGGCGTTCCTTTCACTGCCACGCCTTCTTGCATGAGTTCTTCGACTTCCAGTGCCTCTTTGTTGTTCAGAGGGCGAATATCCACCTCAAATTCTTCTCCGTTCCACGTCACGGTCATCGTTTCTTGGTAGGCTGTTCCGTTCAATACACCGGCAGTCAATTTTTTAGCCATTCGTTTTCCCTCCAAATTCCGTTTGTTTTCGTCCTTCTAAAAAACAGATGAGGATAAGCGTTTTGCCTATCCTCATGCGACTGTATACGATGCCTTGTCGTTCGTCAGCGACACCTGAATGGGTCCTGTTCCTGTCGCTTGGTCAAACAAGGCTCGCGCTGTTACTGTCTGAACAATTCCTTCCCGCCCTTCGACCGGTTGGCTCGATGCTGTATAAATCAGACGCGGGAAAATGATGTCCAAATTGCTCCCTAGATGCAACGTGTATCCGAATTCCTGCAATGTGTCAGTGCTTGGACCGTCCGCGCCGCCCCAAAAGGCGATCAGCTCTTGGTCGCTGTCGAATCCGAGAGCGACCTCTAACGTGACTACCATCGAACCCATGAACGCTTTTTTCGGGAAACGTGACCCGAATCCTTGAGAGTTCTCAATGTTCGCGCCTGTTTCTACGGTCAATGACAGGCTGTTTACAGACGCGCTCATGTCCGTCCCGTTCTTTTCAAGTGACGCCATCGGTGCCGTAAAGACGTTGCCCTCGGTAAATTGAATATTAGACGCCAATGGCGCTCGCTTATCCGATGCTCCTAACGTATTGACAGTTAGCAACGCCCATTCATTCTCGATCTCTAATTCAAGCGACTCAATCACGTTGCCAAGAAAGACATGCTCCATAATGTCCTTCCCAACCTTGGCTGAAAACGAAGGCATCAGCGCACTGCGGGCAGGATAGAATGTGTGCGTATAGCCGGTCGTGGCGTCCCCTGTCACTTCATAACCTCCTAACGCCCACTTCCAAAACCAGCCGGTTGCCTTGTCGTCAAGTGGCAACGTAATCGCGCCGCCTGTCGAGTACACACCCAATTGCGCCACACGATCCAAGCCGGAAATGCCCTCGTAAATCAGCTTGTCATCTTCGGCCGGTTCGATGGAAACACTTTCGGGGTCGAGCGTTTCCGCATATTGCGCCGCTTCCACACCGAATTCCGTTTCCTCGCCGATCATCAAGTAGCGCGTAATCGCCATGCGTCGTCACCTCACTCTTTAACGGTCTTGAGCGGAGCAGGCGTTAGGGTGGCGGCATAGTCCGTATCCGCCGTTCCGGCATCCGCGTCAAGTTTTTGCAACAAGGCGATTTGCTTGTTCCGCAGTTCATTCAAGTCGTCAATCAAGTCATAAAAAATCGCCGGCAATTGAGCAATGCCAGCGCCGCCTTCGCCTTTTCCGATGTGTTTTGGCACTTTCGCCATGCTATTCCCTCCGTTTCACTCGAAAGTCAAATTGAACCGCAGACCAACACACCTGCGTGTTATTGCCCATCTCGTAGGCAGGGTCGATTTGCGTTGGGCGAACATCCGATACAGTGCCGCCTAGCGTCCGGTCTTGCATCAGTACGTCATAGACCGTCAACGCCAAGTCGTGTGCTTTCTCAAGCGCTTGTTCGGGGTCATTCACCTTGACAAGAACGACAAAGTTGAATCGTATGTCATGGTCGGCTGTATGGCCACCAAACAAATTAGGGGCATACGGCTCCGGAACAATCCAAATGGCAGGCGTTTGCAACGTTCCGACTCTCACCTTTTCCCCATACACAATCCGTTTGATTTCTTCTAGCTCCGGCGCTTGCTCCAATACTTCCCGAATCTTCGCCCGAATCGCCTTGTGAATGTCTTTAAGAGGCTTTCTTTGAATCATATCAATTTCACTTCCCTCAACGCCTGTTCAATGAAATCGTCAATCCGCCGCTCGGCTGCGGAAATTGATCTCTCGATGAAACGTTTCGGCTTGATTCCAGGGTGATTGACCTTTTTGGCAAAGACCACTTCCCCGTTCACTTCAAACCGCAACGCTTTCGCCCTACGCGGATAGATTTCGTATGGTCCAGAACCATAGTTTTGCACGAGCGCATATTCCACGTTCGTGCCGACCGTATAGAACCGCGCATTTCGCTTTTGCAACTTCCATGATCCGGCCAAACGTCCATGGTCTTGCGGCGAAAACTCCATTAGGTTGCCCCACACTTCAAGCGCGGTCAGCTCGGTCGCACGGTTTAGCGCCGCTCTCATGCGGGGGATTAAGCGCCGTAAATCATCCCTATTGATTTCAGCATCAAACATCTTCATCACGCCTCTACATATTCGTCCGATGATAGAAAGACATCGATGTCTTGTCTCATAAACGGCCGCAATTCTGTTCCCAAATCCTTTGTCACATCCGATGTGTTCAAAATGGAGACGGCAAAATCGTCAATTTGAATAATCGGGCTGGACCGCTGCTGTTGGGCGACCGCTACCACTTTGGCGACCGTCCGTACTAAAACGTCTTGAATCGCCAAGTAGTCGTCATCCGTTTCAAGAACGGTTCGTTTGAGCCTAGCATGGATATGTGACGCGATCCGCTCAATCCATGTCGACAACAAACCATCCAGTGCCGCTTCGGGATCAGTCGCATTCGGGAAACGGAAATACTCCGCAGAAACGCCCGTCAAATCCCGAACGTCCTGCGGAGTCACGACTTCCGTCACCGGCCTTTCGAATAATGGCATGTGTCATCACGCTTCTTTCAATGATTCGAGCTTGTCGATCAATGTCGAACGTTTTTTGCCTGCTTTCTCTTGGGACAACGCTTCGTCAACAGAAATCTTGCCCTCCTTGACCGCTTCGAGCACCTCGTC